TCCGTCCCGTCCTTCGTGGTCAGCAGCACATCAGCCGCCGCCGCAGCATTGCCGAACATGGCGTCGTCAATGAGAGAGGACGAAATATTGAGCCCGTCCGATGCCGTAAGATAGTGCCGCAGCATCAGGGGAAGGTTTGACGAATAGGCGGTCGTCCCGGTGCGCGGATCGTAAACCTCTCCGAAGCTGGCGATGACGTTGAGCGACGGAATGCGGTTCGGATAGATCGCGGAGAATTTTTCTTGAGGAACGCCGGTGCAGATCAGCAGCGCAGAGGCGATGCCGTTGAGCTTGTGATCGGTGGACCATACGCCCGGAAAGGTTCCTGCAAGATCATAGGCGGTTTGCGCTGAAAGACCGGAGCGCCAGTAGATGCCAAGCACCGGGCGAGACGTTCCGAACCCTTCCAGTACATAAGGCGCACTGGCCGAATTGCCTTCGTTCGCGCCGCCTTCCAGCGTCACCGGGCGGTTGTCCACGATCCATTCTGGCAAGGCCATCTTGCCGGTCGAGAAGGCGACGATGAGATAAAGGTTGCCGTTTGCCGTTTCTGCAAAGAGCAGCGGGCCGCCCACGCGACGGCGGCCAAGATGGACACGGCGAACTGGTACATCTTGCTTGACGACGGACTGAACATCAGACGGCGGCTGCGTGCTGCGCGAAGGCTTGCCGGCCAGCAGCATTTGTAGGCCGAGAGAAGCACCGAGCGCCAGACCGCCGACAACGAGCTTCCCGGCGAGCGTCAATGCGCCGCCCGCCCCAAGCAGCAGCCCTTCCCCGACCGGAAGCGCGGTCAGCAGTGCGGTCAGAAGCGTTTCAATCATGGGGCCGCCAGAGCATTGCAGGCTCGACATGATCGCGCGCCACGATCACGCCTTCACGCGACCGGAAGGCCCAGCCGGTCAGTGTGCGGACACCGCATTTCACGTCGCCGAGATGGCGCACAATCCCGCAATCGCCCGGCATGGGAGCCGCAGCGCGCGGCAGGGGCCGAACATCGATGCGCGCGAACATTTCCCGCACCATGCGGCCGAACCCGCCCCACGATGCCGTGATGGCTTCCGCGTCCTGCTGATTGTCCCAGGCACCGCGCCACGGGGCGAGCGGGTCGATGCCCGTCGACATGCGCCACCAGTCCGCCAGAAACGTCAGGCAATCGTGATCGCCCCAGCCGAAGCCGGAGCGCGCCTGATCGCGCAGGAACGCCGAAAGGTGCATTTGCATCAGTTGTCCGGAAAGATGATGACCTTCTGCGCCATGCCCTGTACGCGCTCGCATCCAAGGTCGCCGGGAAAGCGCCCCTGCTGATCGCGGTCGGTATAGGTGCCGAAGCGCGGGCGGCGGCGGGTCGCAAAAGGCGTCTCGGCCGTCACGGTGACAATCTCTTTCCGGCCCGCGTCGGTGTGCTGCGATGAAATCTTGACGGTTTGCATAAGACCGAGTTGCACGGCCACCGGATCATCGAGGCAGGCCCATTCGGCGTCGAAGAATTGCAGGTAGATCGTGACAGCCCGATTGTACCACTTGGCCTTGTCGCCGGTCACAAGGCGCATGAAGCCCGGCTCCATGCCGGACAGGGTGAGGTCGAGCGCGGGCGCAGATCCGTTGAGGCTTTGCTGCAACCCGGAAATGGAGCCGAGTTGCCCCATGCCGCGCCATGTAACGCCGCCCGACGTGGTGAGCGTCTGGAAGCCGTTCCACAGGCGCGCAACGCCGTCGGCAAAATCGAACTTGACGAGGAAATCGACCCGAACGGTGGTTCCGCCCAGTTGCGCCGCGATGGCGTGCGGAAGTTCCATCAGATGCCCCGCATCTGGCGATCTTCCAGACGGCTCGGAAGCTGCGCGTCATATTCGCGGAGCGCCCGCACGATCTTGGCTTCTACGCCGAGTTCTGCGCCCTTAGCGTCGATGTGATAGGTGCGGCGGTTGTCGTTTGATACGACGGGCGAAGACTTGCCAGCCACAGCCCGCGATTGAGACGCCGACAGGATTTGCGCACCCTTCGGCAAGTTGAGCAGTTCCGGGCCGCGCTCGCCGACCCATGTGGGGCCGCCGCGCCAGTTGGTCGAGCCGTCCGCATTTGCGCCGATGGAACCGCCACCAGACGACCCGCCGATGCCCATGCCGCCGAACAGCATCCCCACAAGGCCGCCGACGCCACCGTTTGACGTGGTGCCCATGCCGAGAAGCCCAGCCAGCGGACCCTTGCCAAGGATGAGCGCCTGCAAGCTGGCGTCCAGAAGCGCGTCGGCCACGCGGGAAATCGCGTTGCGAAGCCCTTCCATGCCCTGCGTTGCGCCCTTGGCGATGCCGACGAGGGAATCCCCGAAGAAACTTTGAAGTTCGACAAACTGGCGCTGCGCAAGTTGCGCTTCTGCGGCCTTCTCTTTCGCGCGGGCGTAGGCTTCCGCGAGTTGCTCGACGGAGGCGCGCAGTTCGTCCGTGATCGGGCGTCCGGCCTGTTCAGCCGCCGTGAGCAGCTTGAATTGCGCCTCGGCTTTCGCGGCCTCATAGGTCGTTTTGCCGATGGCTTCGGCCTGCGCGCCAAGGTCGCGGATTTGCCGGTTGATCCGCTTTTCTTCGCGGTCGTATTCGTCGGCCTTTTCGGAAGCGCCGCCACCGCCGCCAGAGGCTTTGCGGGGGATGATCGTTGTGCGACCCGAAGCGGCGGCTACCGCCGCTTTACGGTTCGACAATTCGGTTAGGGCTGCGCCACGCGCGCTTTCTCGATCGCCTTCAAGAATTTCATTGTAGCGCCGATGCACAGCGCCCGGCATCGTAACGCCATTCTTTTCTGCAATCTGGCGGACGCGCTCAATCTCGCCGCGCGACAATTCGCCATAAGCGCCGCGCGCCAGCTTGTCGTCGATGCCCTTGTCGCGCAGGAACCCGCCTGCCTTGTCCAGCATTCCGGAGGCCGAAGCGGCGAGGTCGCCTAGCATCTTTGCAATTGGCAAAATCGCCGCTTTGAAAGCGTCTGCCCAACGGTTTACCGTCGCCGTCCATTCCTTTTCGAATTCGGCAGCTTTCCTGATCGCTTCATTATCGAGAACAGCGCCGACGCTTTTTGCCTGTTCTGCTATATCGCGCAAGGCATCAGGCCCGCGCTCAAGTGCAGACACCCAGTCAGCAGAAAGCCCGAACGCTTTCGCGATGTCCACCTTGTCGGCTTCGGTCGCTGCATTCTGGATAAGTTTGGCCGCCTGCATCAGCAGATCTTCAATCGAGCGAAGTTTGCCCGCGCGATCTGTCAGCTTGGAATTGTTGGCCTCAAGCAAGCGCGAAAGCTCACCCTCACCTTCGCGAAATTCTGCGTTTGCCTTGTCGCGCAGCGCCGTTGCGCCTTGCTCGAACGCCTGCCCCGGCACCCCGCTTTCACGAAAGGCGAAGCGCAATTCCTGAAGCCTGTCGGTGGATAGGCTCAGCCGCTTGGCCTGATCGTCAAGTTTCGCAACTTCGTCCACGGCGCGCGAAACCATCGTGATAAACGTGCCGATAGCCGCGACAGAGAACGCACCCTTGAGAACGCCTGCCATCATCTGACCGGCAATGCCGATTTCGCCCATCCGAGACGAAATGCGATCCGCCCCGCGTGCAATCGAATTGTCGATCTTCCCCATCTCATCGGCCACGATCATCCCGGCCTTGCGCATATTGCGTTCAAGACCGCGAATGTCCGCAGACAGCGAAACGACGAGGCGTTCCAGATCAGTCGCCATCAGTGCTTCCAGACCGGAGGTGCGTCAATGAATTCGGAAAGGGAGGCGATATCGTCGAACCCGAGTTCATTGTCGGCTTCGTCGCCCTTTTGCGCGCGGTTCCAGCCCGCAAGGCAGGCCGTGAATTGCCACAGGGACATGGCGCGCATTTCCGAAACCGGCATCTGCATGACAGCAGCGCCGTGGTAGAATGCGGCGAAGGTCAGTCGGCCGTCTGGCCGGTCTGGCTCCCCGCCGCCTCCGATTTTCCCGGCGATTCAAGGCTCCATCCGGAGACAGCCGCCGCAAGGATCGTGAAGGCCAGCATGGCGTTGCGCGGCCATTCTGGCACATCGTCAACATATCGCTTGACGAGGCCGAGCGCCTTTGTGGGCTCCATCCCGCCGCCGACGAGGCCGATGCGGATGATTTCGCGAACCTCGCGCACGCGCCATTCGCTGCTTTCGAGGCGACGAAGCAGGACCAGAGGCCCGACTTGCGTCTTTTCGTCCAGCTCTTCCAGACCGCCGATGCCGAGACGGAAATCGTAAGTCCCGTCTCCAAAGTCCTGCGTGATCTTTGCGGATCGGCTCATTATGCGCCCGCCGCAACCCAAGTGAACGCGCCGTCGCCG